GATTACAGTCTCGCGCTCCGGCATACAACGACCCGCCTTGCATGGCGGTGCACTACGACACCTATGGGAGGTTATTGTTTACACGTTTTATATTTAAGGACGGTACGTGGAGGGACGCATGAGCATGAGCATTGTGCGGTTGAGGATCAAAGCGAAAGAGGACCGTGGACAGGCTTGTCTCAAATATATGGAGACACGAACCTCACCCGTCACGCTGAAAGATTTGGCAAGCAAGCTGGGTATGACAACGAAATCTATATCCAATTCACTGATGCCTCTATTAGATCAAGGACTAATCAAGCGCGAACTTGTGAAGCGTCAGTCCGTTATTTCTAACAAGCCAGGGTGGGCGTACGGCTACGTCGTCGCAGAAAAGAAAGACAAGGTGAAGAAAACCAGAAAACCTAAGTTCCAATCCCACGACCCATTCAACATAACAAGGAGCAATGCGAATGTATGAAAGGTTGAAAACACTCGACGATCGAATAACGTTTGAAGTTCAGGTGAGCATGCTGCCTACACATACACAAGAACCTACAGCAAACCACTGGGTCATTCTACGTTTGCTACGAGTGATCGCAGCTAACTACGGCATAGCCGACCTGACTAACGCACAGCTCGCCGACTACCAAAGATCAATCACGTACTTACAAAAAACGGTGGGGCCGCTAGGGTTTGCGGAGATGATTAATAAACTAAACAAGGAAGCAAAAGGAGCAAAACATGAACGAGTATCGCGTAGACGTAAAGGTTAGAAACAATCTTATCCTGACTGCTATTACTAACGCAGGATATAAAAATATCTCGCAGTTCTGTGATGACAATGGGTTACTCAAGACTTCAATCTTTGCGCTTATAAACCTGAAAGAAACCCCTCTGCGTCAAGACGGGACGTTCACGGCACAAGCACAAAAACTTATGGATGCACTGTGCGCACTGCCCGAGGACTTGTGGACACAGGATCAGATGTATTCATCACTGAACTCAAACCTCAAAAGCATGACGATGAATGAAACGCAGCTAGAGATACTGACGTACGGTAATCCCATAGAACCAAAAACACTTGAAGACTTTGCCGAAACAACACAGATCAGAAAAGTGGTGAATGAAGTTCTAGATACGTTAACTCCCAGAGAAGCAAAAGTGTTGCGGCTGCGTAATGGTATGGAAGACAACTCTGAGGGTATGACGCTTGAAGAGGTTGCCGACAAATTCCATATAACCCGAGAACGCATACGACAGATAGAAGCTAAGGGCTTGCGCAAAATGCGAGAACGAGGGCGTGTGGAACTATTAAAACCAATCATAGAAGAGTGATATGAAACGTAAGACCACTAATATTTTTTTCCTTAGCTCTGAAAAAATACCTGATCTCAAAGAAGAAAAAACCTTTGATTACGATGTCAAAACACCCACAGAGATAAAACGTAGGAAGTTTTGCTTTGTTGTATTAAGTGGAGAGCGATACCTTGCAGACATCATAACGGGTAGTTTGTATTCAACCACGACAGGTTATTGTATGAGCACTGAACAACTCAAAATAGTTGGAGGTATAAATGGGTAGCCCACTATGGAAGTTCGCCATGCTCGCTGCATGGCTTGATGGGTACAGTGATGGACTGCCGGATCACTGTGAGATAGAAAAGGCTAAGACCAAGGAAGCATCAGCCTTACTGATGGAAGTGTACGAGGAACGTATGAGCAAGGAGGATAACAAGTGAAATGCAAAGATCATCCTGATGCACCACACGGGTTTGATCGAAATGCTTCACATAGCTTACATAGGTATGTCTGCGAGTGTGAGTTTTGGGAACCCCCGTTAACACCAAAAGATTTTTTGCTTTCAAACTACAACGTTCGTGACATTTGTCAGGACAATGATGATTGGTAAAAAATTTGACTTACCTACTTTTTTGTGGTATAATATAATATAGTCGTAAATGTATCTGTAGTACCTGAGTCAGGCGGGATTCCTGACAATTGTCAGAAGTGATTAGAGGAGTTTGAACATGTCAGAAGTTTCTTTCGGTAAATCCATCACACTCAAGCAAGCAGCTATGCTTATCAAGCACAACCCCGAGACTAGGTTCCTGCTTCAAGGCGAGCCTGGGATCGGCAAGTCTTCATTGCTTGAGTCGATCGCTGCCGATCTGGATTGTGACTATGCGTATATTGACGTACCCAATATGGATTTGGGTGACATCGCAATGCCTGTGGTCGATCACGAAACAAAGACGACGCGCTATTACCCGAACGCTCGCTTCAAGATTCACGAGAAGAAGCCCTTGGTCATCATGCTCGACGAGTTTACGAAGGGGGCCGAGCCGGTCAAGAACATGCTGCACCCCATGCTAGAGAAGAAGAATCCACGCTTGGGTGATCTGCCGCTACCTAAAGATGGGCCTCAGCAGACGATCGTGTTTCTCACGGGCAACTTGTCTTCCGACGGTGTGGGCGATAACTTGAAAGCGCATAGTCGTAACCGTATCGTGCCGCTAACAATCAGCAAGCCCAATGCCGATGAGTGGATCGAGTGGGGTATCAACAACGGGATCGAGCCCGAGGTACTTGCTTGGGTCCGTCAGTTTCCTCAAGTGTTGGCAAGCTATCGTGATGGGGATCAATCCGAGAATCCGTACATCTACAACCCGAAAAAACCCCAAGCTGCGTTTGTATCGCCGCGCTCGCTTGAGACTGCTAGCTTCATCGTGCGTAGACGTAAGCATTTGGACGTTGACAGTTTGATCGCAGGTCTTAGTGGTGCGTTGGGCGAGGCAGGTTCGCGGGATATGCAAGCCTATATTGATTTCTCTGACCAGCTATCGCCGTGGGAAGTGACGATCGCTCATCCTGATACGACTCCTGTACCTACGAGTGCAGGTGCTTGTGCCATTGTGGTGTTTGGTGCAATCGCTCGCATCACTAAGGACACGATCGGTCCATTCATGCAGTACTTGGAGCGGTTCGAGCCCGAGTGGCAAGCTGTGTTCGCAATCAATGTAGCCAAGACTCCAAGCAAGCAGAGCATTGCTTTTTCGAGTAAAGCGTTTGCTGCGTGGGTCGCTAAGAACCAAGACCTTTTGTGAGAAAACAGAAGATATAACCAACGAGCTGACAAATGTCAGGGAAGGAAATTGAATGTGTACGCACCAATAAAAATAAAAAACTGGGACGATATACCGCACGAGTGGTTGCCTGTGTTTGATGTGGTTAGGCGTTTACATGGTTACTACTCTGTTGACCTGGAGAAGAGAGCTTTCAATTTCAGTGAGCTTGCACCAGCGTATCGGTTAAAACTTTTCAGGTTCCGCAGAGCTACGGGTAAGAGAGAGCTAATCAATGTGTTTGAAGATACGCACGAGGCGTTAGCCATACTGTTATTGTTACAAGGTGTAGTCGAAGACGAAATCAAGGAGTTGAACAATGAACGAAGAACGTAAATTGAAGAAGGCGAAGATCTCGCTCATGCGTGATCCTCGGTTCGCACTGTGGCAAGGCATCATGATGGTGGGTAAGACAATTGTCAGCGATGACATCCCCACTGCTGCGACGAACGGACGCGACGAAATCTATGGTCGCAAGTTTATTAAAGAGCTATCCGAGCAGGAGCTTAACTTTGTGGTCTTGCACGAGAACCTGCACAAGGCGTTTCGGCATCTAACCACATGGCGCAAGCTGTTTGATGAAGATAGGAACCTGGCTAATGCTGCTTGCGACTACGTCATTAATCTCAAGCTGAGAGACATGGATCCTTCTGGGCGTACGTTGAAGTTTCCTACGTTCAAGGAAGGTAAGTATGCGGATAAAGAGATGGGTCTGGTCGATGAACGCTTTCGCAACATGCACGTTAAGCAGGTGTTCGACATTCTGAAGCAGGAGAGAAAGGCTCGCGGCGGTGGTGATGGTGATGGGCCGATGGGGTTCGATGAGCATGATTGGGGTGGCGCGAAAGAGATGACTGAGGAAGAGAAGCAGCAACTTTCTCGCGAGATCGACCAAGCACTACGTCAGGGGCAGATGGCTGCGCAGAAGATTGCAGGTAAGGGCGCAGGTGGTATCGACCGTGACATTCAGGAGATGCTCGACCCCAAGTTGGATTGGCGCGAAGTGCTGCGTGAGTTTGTGAAATCAACCTGCCACGCGAAAGATGCGAGTAGCTGGCGCAAAGTAAATAGGAGGTACTTGAGTACGGGTGTGTACATGCCGACGTTGATCGGCGAGAAGGTGGGTCACTTGGTAGTTGCAGTCGATACGTCAGGGTCAATACAAGGTACAGAGCTTGCCGAGTTCCTTGGTGAGATTAAGGGTATCGCAGAAGAAGTAACTCCCGAGCGTGTGGACTTATTGTATTGGGACAACGCTGTTGCTGCGCACGAGGAGTATGAGCTGTCGAACGTGGACTCGATCATTACATCAACTAAACCTCGCGGGGGTGGTGGCACTTCGCCTTCGTGTGTATCGGCTTACTTAAAGGAGAAGAACATTGTTCCGGAATGCGTGGTGGTATTCACAGATGGGTACGTGGGTTCGGACTGGGGTTCTGATTGGAGTGCTCCGCTGCTATGGGTTATCACGCAGAACGCCTCGGCTGTGGCAGAGCATGGCAAGACAATTCATATGCCTCACTGATAGATGGAGAGAGAAGATGATCGTTATTAACCTTGGGTATTCAGCAAACTATGTAGTTAACAAGGAAGATGCAATGACGTTGATCGGCATCCTTGAACGTGCTTTGGTGTGGGAAGAGAAGTATGTGTCGAAAGACAACTCAGCAACGGGTAAGTCGCACTACTTGTATCACGCTTACCCTAGCGAAAATATGCCGAGCATGAAGATTGTCCCCAACGATTTGTATGACATGGCGAAACTAGCAGGTAAGCCAATCGGTGAGTAGTTCAAAGCTGACATTTGTCAGGTTGTTAAATCAGTGTAATTAGGAGAATGAGATGAGCATTAGTGCTTCAGCAGTATTGGTAGAACTTAACATCAGTGTGTGGCCCGCCTCGAAGATCGACAAGGAGGTCACTGAGCGTACTAACAAAGATGCGGCTGCTGTGTCCGACGCATCACAAACCAAGAAGAACCTGTTTGCAGGTACGTCGCTACGCAAAGACATCGAGAAGTACGCAGCGCGTATCCGTTTGTACCACAACCTCCACACCCTCCCGTGGGCAGATAAAGGTGAGCGCCTTCTGCCGACCAAGATGTTCATGGACTACAAGATAAGCATGACGACGTTCAAGGACACGTTCGAGGACATGTGCGAAGAATTTTTCAATGCGTACCCTGCACTAGTTGCGCAAGCTCCACTTAATTTGGGTAAGTTGTATCGGGCCGAGGACTATCCCCCGCTCGAAGAGGTACGTCAGAAGTTTGGGTTCCGTCAGGCGATTAGTCCGTTACCCGAGTCGGGTGACTTTCGTTTAGACGTTCCGTCGAATGACTTGATAGAGATGCAATCAGAGTACGAGGCGAAGTTTCAAGAGCGTCTTGCCGATGCGATGCAAGCTCCTTGGCAGCGGCTGCACACCATGCTGACTAATATTTCTACCAAGTTAACGGATACGAAAGAAGAGGAAGTAGAAGGCAAGAGCAAGCGTTACCACGACTCCCTAGTGATGAATGCGCTAGACCTCTGCTCGCTGCTGACTAAGTTGAATGTGACTAACGATCCGAAACTGGAAGAGGCTCGCAGACAGTTGGAGATTGCCATGACGCAAACGAACATAGAGGCAATCAAAGACAGCCCGAACGAGCGGGAAGTTGTGAAGTCTCGCGTAGATGCAATCCTTAACAAGTTTTCCTGGTAAGAGGGCATGATGAATAACTTACTTGATAAGCCTAACGTACGTCTTAGTATTGGGTTAGCGTCGCAGCACCCTGGGATCGTTCTACTTGCAGATAAGGCAGAATGTACAGGTGGGCGCGAAGTAATCCATAACATGCTGATCGACATGTTGAACGAGCTGCGCAAAGAGAAACCCACATGGCATTTTGTGATTAACAAGATAAATTCATTCGATATTCCAGGTGTTCATTTGATTGGGTCGTTTGATATTGAGTACCAAGGGGGCATCCTTGGTACTGTCAACATAACAGCAAGAAGGTCTGGGTACAGCTACGTGAATGTATATGCGATCAGCAACGACAGGATTGAGAAAAGCTACGAGCGAAATAGCGATTACAAAACTCAAGACTTGAAGCGAGCTGTTGCGCGTATCCGTAAAACCTTTTTCCCAATTACACCGTTGGAAAACTTAGCGGAGGCTATGAAAGGTGCAAGGACTCAAGCGCAGCAATTATCGTGGGATGCGGGTGGAGAGTTAGAAAGCAAGAAAAATAGTGTCGAGAAGCTAGCCAAAGAGTTTATTGTAGGTGTTGGGTGGCCTTTGTTTCTTGAATACGTGCATAGCGATAGCATATCCCCCGCAGAAAGGAAAAAAATACTAGATAACCTCACTGTTCAGGTAGAGCTGCAAGAGAGGAAAGATGCTATTACAAAAATACATGATGCAGTTGATGGTAACGAGTGCACGATTGTTATCAGGACCGCGCATGAGAATTATATTGTCTGTGGTATGGGTAGACAGGACTATGTGTTCAAGACCGATGCAGAACTTGACGAGGGGATGAGAATGAAACTAGGTCTGCTCAAGCTAGTAGATAAGGGCGCTCTGATAAGTGACGTAGGTATTAGAGTGAACGAGACTACGTTTGCGTTGACAAACGAGGTACAATAAAATGTCTGAACACAATGTTACAGTTAGATCTAACCCACACTTTAGAAAACGAGATGATGGGGGGCCGTTTATTCTAAGCGACCCGAGGTTTAGGTACGTGCCTTCAGCCGCTACTGATATTAGAGAATCCTGGAAGCGGTATGGTTGGACGCCCATAGAACAAAGGAATGGAGCAGAACATGAAGCCCCAAAAGTCCCGTTTTCAGGCAGTGCCTTGCGACTATCCGGAGGGGGAGAATATAAAGACTCGGAAGAAGGGATTGATAACTGACGAGGAACTTGCGCGTAGCTGGCCGTTTGGCAACGTAGACCCTAGACGATGTGAGTGGTACGTAAGGGAGAAGAAAACCAAGCGGACAGCAAAGGAAGACCTCCTGACAAATGTCAGGTCTGTAGGTGAAGCACCTTTTTAGGAGTAGCTATGGAAGAATCCTTGGGGCAACCCCTAAAGAAAAGGCGAGGCCTTGGTAAGAAGCCCGCTATGGTTTGTACGAGTTTGCGAATACCTAGAGAAGTGATGAGGTATTTTGAGCAGTTTCCAAACAAGCAAACACGTATGAGAGAAGTACTTACCAATTTTGTTAAACAGCAACAAGGAGCTGACAATGAGTCTGCGTGAACGAGTGATTGAGTATGTTACGGCTAACCCAACAGCAAAAGCAGCAGAGGTCGCTGCCGCATGTGGCACAACTGCACAAGCTGTGTATCAGATCAAGTCCGATGCAGGGTTGTCTAAATCTCGGAAGGTTAAAGCCGCTAAGTCGAAAGCCAAGAAAGTTGTAGCAGCGAAACCAAAGAAAGATAAGGCTACTGTAGTAGAAGCTGATAAGGTCAACCCGCCCCACTACAAAGTCGGCGGTATCGAGGTGATCGACTACATCAAGGCCAAGCTGACTCCCGAGGAGTTCCGTGGATACCTGAAGGGCAACGTGCTCAAGTACGTCAGCCGAGAGGGTCACAAGAACGGTGACACAAAAGATTTGGAAAAAGCCAATTGGTATATTGGCAGGTACATCGAAGAAGGGCATAATACTATTGGTTGATTCGTAATTCCTCTCCTGACATTTGTCAGTTCAAGCCACCTTCGGGTGGCTTTTTTATTGCCTGTTGACAGTGTCAAATGTTATGTTATAATGATCCTCCGAAAACGAGTTGGAGGGTTAGATGAGTACACTTTTTGATGTTATTGTCACAGAAGATAATTTGCTTGTTTGTCCTACGTGCAATGAAACATACCTGCATCAACAGAACACCACAATCTTTGAACGGCACGAAGACGAAGAGATAACAACTGTTATTGCGCAAAACGATCGCACGGTCCAAGTCTCAGATTTCCGATCTGAAGATACGTGTAATCCAAGCTACCGTCGGCACGGTATGCTGATTGAGTTTAAGTGCGAGCACTGCCATAATTGGGGCGCAGATGGGCCTTCTGATGAATACAGAACCCCGCACCGACTAGCTATCTACCAACATAAAGGCAACACGTTTATGGAGTGGCAAGTTGGCTAAGACCCCAGAAGCGAAAGTAAAAGACCTCGTTAAAAAAATTCTTAAAGAAGAGGGCATTTACTACGCTATGCCTATTGGCACAGGGTACGGCAACTCAGGTGTGCCTGACTTTCTTTGTTGCGTGCAAGGGAAGTTTGTGTCTATCGAAGCAAAGGCAGCTAACAACAAGCCGACCGAATTACAACTAAAAAACATGCGCGACATCGAAGCCGCAGGTGGACTGACAATTGTCATCAACGAAACGAGTGTTGCTGTCCTTAGAGGGTATATCAAACTAATCAAGGAGAAAAAAGTTGGAAATGTCTGAAGGCGTTAAAGCACTGATCGCTCGGATGGGAACAAAACCAGAAGAGTTTTATGACGACAGTAGAAAGTGGACGTTCATCTTCAAGGATAAGTACAAGGAAGTGCTAACCGAGCAAGAGAAGGGAGCCATACATACAGCTCTGTTGCAAGTACGCAGGAAAGAGTTTGATGCGAACGTGCTGTCCACCATACTTCAACTAGACGAAGAAGACGAAGAAGAGAAAGTGAACAAATCTGTAAAGAACTATGTAACTGCGACGCAGATTAAAGAGGTCGCAAAACAGTTAGCAGCTACAGCACCACGAAAACCAACTACAAAAGGATACTAGCAGATGCAGATACTAACGGTTGACTTTGAGACCTACTACAGCAAGGACTTCAGTCTGTCCAAGATGACCACGGAGGAGTACATTCGTGATGGGCAGTTTGAAGTCATTGGTGTATCGGTTCAAGTCGATGACGGTGAGCCCGAATGGTTCAGCGGTAAAACAGAAGACCTATACCAGTTCCTTAAGAAGTACAACTGGGGGAGTAGTTTAGCGTTAGCCCACAACGCTATGTTCGATGGTGCGATCCTTGATTGGATCTTTGACATCAGACCGAAAGGTTGGTTGGACACACTGAGCATGGCCCGAGCATTACACGGGACTGAAGTTGGTGGTAGCTTAGCGGTACTAGCTAACTACTATGGCATAGGGCAGAAGGGTGATGAAGTCGTTCATGCAATGGGTAAACGACGAATTGATTTTTCTCCTGCTGATCTTGCTCGGTATGGCGCTTATTGTTCCAATGATGTTGCTCTTACTTATGATCTTTTTGGACACATGAGCAAGGGGTTCCCCCCTGTAGAGCTACGCTTAATCGACCAAACCATACGGATGTTTACCGAGCCGCAACTAAGGCTCGACGTGCCGGTCTTAAAAGAACACCTTCTTTTTCAGCAAACAAGAAGGAAAGAGCTACTCGAAAACTTTGACGAGCGCACACTGATGAGCAACCCCAAGTTTGCCGAGCTGCTTGAGACATGGGGTGTGGAACCTCCGATGAAGGTAAGCCCGACAACAGGCAAAGATACTTATGCGTTTTCAAAAACAGATGAAGCGTTCAGGGCATTACTTGAACACGAGAACGTAGAAGTTCAGGCACTTGTAGCTGCTCGGCTAGGGGTTAAGTCAACACTTGAGCAAACACGGACGGAGAGGTTCTTAGGCATAGCGTATCGCGGTGCGCTTCCAGTACCCCTGCGGTATTACGCTGCGCATACAGGCAGATGGGGAGGTGACGACAAGTTAAACCTTCAAAACCTCCCAAGAACGTCCCCGCTGAAGAAGGCGATCATAGCCCCCCGAGGGTTCAAGATTGTTGACTCAGACTCATCGCAGATTGAAGCACGTACGCTTGCATGGTTAGCCGAGCAAGATGATTTGGTCGAGGCGTTTGATAAAGGTGAGGACGTGTACAAGATCATGGCTTCAGCTATCTATAACAAACCCATTAACGACATAACCAAAGACGAACGCTTTGTCGGCAAGACGACAATCCTTGGTGCGGGGTACGGCATGGGGGCTAAGAAGTTTCAGGCTCAGCTTAAGAACTTTGGCGTTTTTGTAGAGTTGGAAGAAGCACAGAGGATCATCGACACCTATCGTTCCACATACCCAAAGATAAAGCAGCTATGGTTCGATGCAGGCGAAGCGTTATCGTCGATACTAAGGAATCAGCAAACGTACATGGGTCGTAACGACTTGTTATCCGTCGAAGGTGAACGAGGCATTCGGCTACCCAACGGGCTGTACATCAAGTATCCCAACCTGCGTAACTTCGTAAACGACAGCGGTAAGACCGAGCTAGTCTACGATACAAAAAAGGGTAAGCAAATCGTACCCAATAGGATATACGGTGGAAAAGTTGTGGAGAACGTATGTCAAGCCTTAGCGCGAATTATTATCGGCGAGCAGATGCTTTTAATCGCTAAAAAGTATAGAGTTGTGATGACGGTACACGATGCCATAGCATGCTTAGTCCCCGAGATGGAAGCAGACCGAGGCATAGAGTTCGTCGAATTATGTATGAAAATTCGCCCGTCATGGGCTTCTGAGCTACCCCTTAATTGCGAAGCGGGGAGTGGTTATTCTTACGGTGATTGTTAGGAGCGCCAAAGTGAAAGTGGATACGGTTATGGACTATGCAGAACATATTCTTAGAGCAAAAAACAACCTTACTGAGGCGTACAACCTCATGCAGATGAACAACAGCGTAGAAGCTTCGGTGGTCATTATGGAGGCGTTAGTAGAAACTAAGCTAGCGTACAACGTCATTAAAGACATGGCTGAGAAAAGCGCAAATCGATGACTCCTATCTCTTGGTCTTACAGCAGCCTCAAAACGTTTCAACAATGTCCGAGGAAGTACTACCACACGAAGGTAGCCAAGGACGTTGTTGAACCCAAAACAACCGCCATGATGTATGGCGAAGCAATGCACAAAGCTGCCGAGGATTACATCAAGCACGGGGTCCCCATACCCGAGAAGTTTGCGTTCATCCGAGACATCATGGAGCAGCTTGCTGCGTTGCCAGGAGAGAAGCACTGCGAGTTACGGTTAGGCCTAACAAAGGACCTACAACCTTGCGAGTTCTTTGCCAAGGACGTTTGGTGGCGCGGCATAGCCGACTTGGTTGTTGTAAATCAAGATAAGGGGTTGATCCACTCGATCGACTACAAGACGGGGAAAAACGCACGGTATGCGGACGTGCAGCAGCTTGATATGGTTGCAGCGGGTTTGTTCGCCAAGTTCCCAGGTATTACAAAAATAAAATCCGCTCTGTTGTTTGTGGTTAGCAAAGAATTCGTAAGGGCTGACCATCAAGCGGATATGGCGCAGAAGTACATGGACAAACCTGCACAAGACGTAGCCCGTATCGAGAAGGCTATGGAGACGGGAGTATGGAACCCCTCACAAAGCGCACTGTGCAAGTACTGCCCAGTAAAGACTTGTGAATTTAATAGGAGTTAATCATGCCTTACGTGAATAAGCCGAGGCCATACAAAAAGGAATACAAACAGCAACTAGCTAGAGGTGAACATGCCGACAGGATGGAGCGACAGCGAGCTAGGGAAAACATCGACAAGAAGAACCCTGACCGAGACAAAGACGGTATTGCGGACATACGCGAGGGTAAAGATGTTGCGCACCGTAAAGCGTTATCAAAAGGAGGTACGAACGGGGATGGGGTTCGTCTTGAAAGTGCTAAGAAGAATCGATCGTTTAGACGAAACGCGCAACACAAACTTGTATCGGAAGTGAGCAAAAAGGAAAGGAAGTGATTAATGAATTTATCAGCGTACGAGTGGCCCTGTCCAAGAGGGTTCGCTCCATTTGAGCATCAGAAGGTAACAGCAGAGTTTTTAGTTAGTAAGCGCAAAGCATTTTGTTTCAACGAGCAGGGTACAGGTAAGACAGCTTCCGTGATATGGGCAGTTGATTACCTTATGAAGCTAGGAGTCGTGAACCGAGTGCTTGTGATCTGTCCGTTATCAATCATGAAGTCTGCATGGCAAACAGACCTGTTTAAGTTCGCTATCCATCGCACCGTATCAATTGCTTACGGGTCAGCGGAAAAAAGACGTGAGATCATCAAAGGCATGGCCGAGTTTGTCATCATCAACTTCGATGGGGTCAACATCGTCAAGAAGGAAATACTAGCGGGTGGGTTTGATTTGATCGTGGTCGATGAAGCGTCTGCGTATAAGAATGCGCAAACAGACCGATGGAAAACCTTGCGTGACCTGACAAAAGTCATCAAGGGGTTGTGGATGTTAACGGGAACACCAGCGGCACAAGCTCCTACGGATGCTTACGGATTAGCAAAGCTAGTCAACCCAAAAGGCATACCAATGTTCTTCGGGCAATTCAGAGACATGGTGATGAACAAAGTCAGCATGTATCGATGGGCTCCCAAGAATAACGCCGAGCAGATTGTTTTCAACGCACTTCAACCTGCCATAAGGTTTGAGAAAAAGGACTGCTTGGATCTGCCTCCGGTTACATTCGTTGAGCGTGAAGCACCAATGACCCCCCAACAACAAAAGTATTACATCAAGCTGAAGAAGCAGATGTTGATTGAGGCGGCGGGGGAAGAAGTGTCCGCAGTAAATGCTGCCGTACAGATAAGCAAGCTGCTGCAAATAGCAGGTGGTGCGGTGTATTCGGACTCAAAAGAAGTTATAGAATTTGACGTTAAGCACAGGTTGAACGTGGTGCAGGAAGTCATTGAAGAGGCTTCGCATAAAGTACTCGTTTTTGTACCATTCACGCATACGATCGAACTGCTTGAGAAGCACTTAACAGCAGCGAACATAACGTGCGAAGTCATCAACGGGTCGGTCAGTGTGAACAAGCGAGCCGAGATCGTTAAGCACTTTCAAGAAAAGCCCGATCCCCGTGTGCTCATCATTCAACCCCAAGCTGCATCGCATGGGCTTACCCTCACTGCTGCTGATACGATCATTTGGTATGCGCCGTGTTCAAGCGTGGAGACGTACCTGCAAGCTAACGCACGTATCGATCGGCCAGGGCAAAAGTACAACATGACTATAGTGCATATCAAAGGAAGTCCAGTCGAATCAAGGATGTATAAATTGCTGCAAAGCAACATCGCCGAGCACCAACGAGTGATCGATTTATATAAACAAGAACTGTCACAAGAAGACTTGACAGTGTAAAATGTTATGGCATAATCGCCATAATAACCACAAGGAGAAAGCAATGGATGAACAAGTCCAGGGGGCTGATACCCCCATCGATTTAGGCAAACTCACAGAAGCGTACATAAAGCTACGTGATGCGAGAGCTACCCTAAAGAAGCAATACGAGAATGAAGACAAAGGTCTAGAGGAACAGATGGACCTTATACAAGCGGAGCTACTAGACAAGTGTTCAGCTATGAACGCCGACAGTATCCGCACCCCACATGGCACGATCATACGTTCGATCAAATCACGGTATTGGACGAATGATTGGGATTCTATGTATCAAGTTATTAAAGAACATGATGCGTTTGGCCTGTTAGAGAAAAGACTTCATCAGACAAATATGAAGCAGTTTCTTGAAGAGAATCCAGACATTCTTCCGCATGGGTTGAACGTGGAGAATGCTTACACCGTGGTCGTTAGACGTGCAAAGGAAAAATGAGATGAGTAACATAACGCTATTTGGTTCAGAACTTCCCGACTTCTTGCAAAACGCAGGGGTCAGTGAGCTTACAAAACGGTTAGCGGGTAAGTCCGGTATGGCTCGCATCGTTCCGAAAAACGGAATCTTTCGCAAGGTGGTCGGCGGCGAGGAGATGGGCAAATTAAAGGGTAGCCTCAAGGCGATCATCGTCCAAGCATCCCCTGATATAAGCCGGATCTTTTACGCTAAGCAGTGGACTCCTGATGCGGAACCGACTGCACCCGATTGCTTCTCGAATGACGGACGTACCCCCGACGACAAAGCCGCGAACAAGCAGTCTGATCGGTGCGACACATGCCCAAAGAATATTAAAGGCTCAGGCCAAGGTAACTCGAAGGCATGCCGGTATTCACGTAGGTTGGCGCTGCTGTTGGAAGAAGACTTCGGTACGGCACTTGAGGGTAGGCTGTATCAAATGAATCTGTCTTCCAAGTCACTGTTTGGTGATAGCGTGGCTGACAATAAGCATCCGTTTGAGAACTACACCAAGTACATTGCGAACAACGGTGAGAGTGTTGACTTTGTTGTTACTGAAATCAGCTTCAATGAGGATAACGACAATCAATCAGTGCTGTTCTCGCCGATCCGTCGAATCGTACGCAATGAGTTTGAAATCAGTTCCAAGGTAGCAGCATTGCCTGAGACACAGCGTATGGTCATCATGACTCCGTACCAAGCGGACATGTCGGGGCGCAATAAGTTGGAAGCACCCAAGCATACGGATGCTGAAGATGCGTCAGTAGTCGAAGAGCCCACAGTGCGCCAAAAGAAAAAAGCTGACTTAACCTCTGTGCTTAAGGCATGGACCGACGAGGAGTGAGATGAGCTACGGCTACAGTCACGATTTGGTTGAGGCCAATAAAGCCGCAGACCGTCGATTGGTGGGCGTAGCCTTGGGTCGCTTTTGCATCAAGCAGGGTATCAGTGTTTCTGAGGTGGCTGACTATTTCAAAGTCAGCCGCATGACGATTTACAACTGGTTCAGGGGGGTAACCCTCCCCTCCCGCGACAACGAAGATGCGATCCGTGGGTTCTTAATACGATCCACAAAACATCGGAGTTAGCATGACGTTCGACCTACTTGACACTGTGCTCCCACCAGAGGGGCGATATTGTGTGCTTGCTGTTGGTCGGTACGCAGAACAGAAACTTGTGGATACGCGAGAGCAAGTAGATGAACTTGCCAAGCAGTTTGTTGAAGAAGGTAAAGACGTATATTTTGGCTGCGCCAAGTTTGGTGAGTTGAACAACCGAACACATGCTAACGCCAAGTACTTCAGTGCAATATGGCTCGATATTGATTGTGGCCCCACAAAGGTCATACCCGACGAAAAGGGTAGGATCAAAGGATATATTGACCAACAGACAGGTATTACTGAACTACAGAGTTTTTGCACAAAGACAGGACTGCCTATACCTATTATGGTTAGTTCTGGCAACGGGGTGCATGCGTACTGGTTAGTAGGAAATACATTAACAAAAAACGAATGGGAGGCATTAGCTAACAGATTAGAAGATTTATGTATTGAGCATGGGTTGATCGTTGACACGAGTGTTTTTGAAGCCTCCAGAGTATTGCGTATCCCAGGAACTAAAAACTTCAAAGACCCAGACAATCCGTTGCCTGTAGAGGTGCTGAACTCAAAGACTACGAAGTTTCAGTACGATGAGTTAAGAGAGCTATTAGGCGCAGCCGAGCCGGAAGAAGAAAAGCCTGACTTCATTCCAAGGACGATGAGTCCTATGATGCAAGCGTTGATGAAGAACAAGATCAGACGCTTCTCAACAATCATGATTCGCTCGGCAAACGGTACGGGGTGTAACCAACTGCTTCACTGCTATGAGGAACAAGAGAACATCTCTGAACCTTTATGGCGATCCGCACTATCCATAGCTGCATTTTGTGTAGACAAAGATAAGGCGGTTCATAAGCTATCAAGTAAGTACCCTGGTTATGACCCAATCGAAACTGAAAAGAAAGTCCATTATCTAGTTAAGACAGGTGGGCCTCATCACTGCGCAACGTTTGAAAAGCTGAACCCCAGTGGGTGTGATGGATGTCCACACAAAAGCAAACTGAAGTCCCCGATCAATCTGGGTATCGAGATTGAAAAAGCCGACGACGAACCTATCGCAGTGCATGGTAAGGACGACGCAGTTACATTTTTCCAGATACCGGAGTACCCGTACCCATTTTTCAGGGGTAAAAACGGCGGTGTCTATAGCCAGCCCCCTATCGAGGATGAAGCTCCTGCGGTAGTTGTCTACGAGCACGACTTCTATTTAGTTAAGCGAATGAAAGACCCAGAGCAAGGAGAGGTGGCCTTGTTTCGGCTGCACTTGCCACAAGATGGGGTACGCGAGTTCACAGTAACTGCTGGTGCAATTTGTTCCAAAGACGAACTACGCAAAATACTAGCTCAGTATGGAGTGGTTACGTCAAAGTCTCAGTACGACAAACTTGCGCAGTACGTTATTGCATCCTTAAAAAATTTACAGTTTGAAAAAAAGGCGGAAATGATGCGAACACAATTTGGTTGGGCCGACGGTGACAGTAAGTACATCATTGGCGATAGAGAGATCACAAAAGACGGTGTGTTTTACAGCCCCCCATCATCGACGACTAGAGAAATAGCAGAGAAGATGTCGGTCAAAGGGTCGCTAGAGAAGTGGAAAGAAGCATTCAATATGTACGCAAAGCCAGGACTTGAACCGCATGCGTTCGCTGCGCTTACTGCGTTTGGTTCCCCTTTGTTGAAGTTCACGGGGCTTGAGGGAGCGATCATTAACTTGATTCACCCAACGTCAGGCTCAGGCAAGTCAACGGCACTGTATATGTGCAATAGCGTGGTAGGTCAGCCTAAAGAATTGACCTCTATGTTTAAGGACACTTTCAACGCAAAGATTCATCAGCTCGGCGTTATGAACAACAACGCCAATACGATCGACGAGATCACAAACATGACGGGCATGGAGTTCTCTGACCTCTCCTACAGTATTTCGCAGGGGCGAGGCAAAAACAAAATGCGTGGGTCAACGAACGAGTTACGCATCAACAATACTCGGTGGCAGGGCATCACACTGTGCTCCTCAAACGCTAGCTTTTACGAGAAGTTGGGGATCACGAAGAACTCACCTGATGGGGAGATGATGCGCCTACTTGAGTACAAAATATCTCCCAACAACATCATCTCGGTGGAAGAAGGCAAAGCTATGTTTGACCACCAACTGCGTGAAAATTATGGGCATGCTATGGAGCCCTACGCACAATACTTGGTCAACAACCTTGAAGGCGTTAAGGAGCTTTTGCGGAAAACTCAGGCTAAGATCGATCGAGAAGTCCAGTTCAGCTCAAGAGAAAGATTCTGGTCGGCAGTTGCTGCATGCAACATAACGGGTGGGCTAATCGCAAAATCCTTGAAGCTACACGACTACGACATGCTAGCAATCTACGCATGGATGAAAGACATGCTCAGTGGTATGCGGGAAGAGATTGCACCGCCGAACACATCGCCCTCTGCAATTATTGGAGAGTTTATTAACAATAATATTGGGCATATCCTTGTTGTTAAGGATGCTAACGATGCACGAAGCAGCATGAACTCAGCGCCGACGCTGGAACCAAAAGGTGAGCTAGTCATACGCTACGAGCCAGATACAAAGTATTTGTATTTGGCGGCTGGAAAGTTCCGTGAGTTCTGTGTAGTAAAGCAGATCAATTACCGCAGTACGCTCAACGAACTAACGCAGATGGGGCTTTTCAAAGGGGCGATAAACAAGAGGATGGCTAAGGGTATGCAGTTGGATTCCCCCGCTGTACGGGCGCTCTTGTTTGATGTTTCAACTTCCGAGTCTTTGCAAATGGGTGGACGAGATGAAGATAGCGAACGTCCTGTATCAGATCAACTGGAGTAAGTTTCGTAGAGGGTACTCCTTTTTTGTACCCTGTATTGATTCGTCTGAGGCCAAAAAGGATATAAGAGCGATCGCCAAGCGCCTCAAGATGGAAATACTTATGAAAGTAGTCATAGAGGATGGCATAAAGGGTTTACGTGTGTGGAGAATTTAGGTATAGTGACCTCTGCTTCTCCTTGTTGGTTGTGAACTTCCCCAACTTACCCCGCGCAATGCGGGGATTTTTTTACCTATTCTTACCAACCCCCGAGACTTCAACGTCTATCTTGCGTTTTGCCGCCATCTCCTCGGCTCGCTTTTCAAGCCGCTCGGCTAACTTGTCCGCAGCAGTCCCAACCAACGGCGCACTCTTTTCGGTAATCGCTACCCCTGCTACAGCACTTGCTCTACGTTCAGCTTTGCTGCTTAAGGAATCAACAATCGTGTCGGCATCGATCGCATAAGAAGGATACTTGCGGTTGAACTTAGACACTTCGTCTTCAATGATCTTGTCGAACATCGCATCGCCTGCCTCGGATTCTTTTTTGAACTGCACGTTCAAACGAGTGAGGATAAGGTTGCGCTTGTTCAGAATCTTCTGCTCGACACCATTTAGCTTGAAGTTGTTGACCTGCGTGATTGCGTTGATGTCAGGATTGAAACCCAGCACCCTACCGATCAATTCACCAGTCTTCACATTATCTTTTGTAACTAAGTCAGCACCAGCAGACGTTTTAATGCCTTCGTTCATCATTTTGTTAGCCATGACCCAGTTGCGTATGGCTGCTGGCGACATGCGTTCCCACATTTTTTGGTAGTCGCCCTCGGTGTAGGCTTGATACGCATCGGCCATAGACAGTCCAAGGCTCGCAGTCGGCCCCATGTTCTCAACCATGAAAGCAATTGCAGAGTCTCTAGCGGTCTTGGTCTCTTTGCTATCCCTACCCCACATATCGTTAAGCTGCGTACGAGAGGCAATATCCCAACCCGTCATAGCGTTAAAGATTCCACGGTCGATAACATCAGATACAGGCACACTTCCAATAGACATGCCGCCGAGAGCTTCAGGAATTTGAACGGTGCGCAACCAAGTCTCAAGGTCCATTTCACGCAACTCATCCGGCCAATCATCGTCATCGGACATCTTGCTCCACAACCATCCAAGCAAGCCAACGATCGAGCTAAACATAGCCATACCGGGTACACCAGCAACCAATGCGCTCATACCCATAACGCCAAAGAATTTCTTGATAGCTACCGCTTTACCTTCTTTGTTCATGAAGGGGATCATGCGCATGAGGTTGGTTCCAAGCAGCAGCGTCATCTGCAACGGGTACATCTTGAACTGGAACAACACCTTCCCTAAACCCTGCTGCATCCAAGTCGGTCGGTTAGCTATGTCGTAGTTACCAAGTGCTTCGTTTGTATCGCTGACAGCTTGTCTGACTGCATCTTCATAGTCTAGCCCACGACCAATACCTAAGTTGAAAGACGCAAGATAAACAGCTTCCCTGGTAAGCCGCTCGATGTTATGAAGCAACCCAGCGATAAGAACATTAGCTAACCGCTTCCCTTTACCTGGAATGCTGTCAAAGTCGTCGGTCGTTACACTCTTGTACCCGTAAACCAAAGACGAATAGGTAGACTGCTCAACCCCACGCTCAACCATCTCAGCAACAGCACGTTTCTGTAAAGGGGTTAAACCTTTAGCGTTAGCTATGCTAGGTGGTACATAAGAAGTCGTACCGTCTGGGTTCTCTCTAACGATTCCATACTGGTTAATAAACGTCAGCATCTTGCCAAGTTCTTTAGCAGCTTTAGTCATACTGCCGTGATTTGCCCCAAGCACAGGCACACCAGAAATCAACAAGCTGAAAGGCTGGATCAGCGCAGAAGATATACCCGTCATGTAGTAGATGTAAGACAGACGGTTAGCTACTCCCGACACCGCATCAAGGAAGCCACCTCTATTACCTGCAAGTGCTGCGTTGACTCGACGCTCAGCCTCATCTACAAACGGAGAAAGCTCTTCACGCTCGGCGATCGAATCCTTTGCAGCCGACACTGCATTACGCAGTTGTGGGGAGAACTCAAGCCTAGCTAGTTGGACAGCTTGCTTAGCAGCAACCGAAGCAATGTTTTGCGTCAGGTCAACACTAAAACCAATGCGTCCTTTACGATGGATGAACTGCCTACGGAAGCTCTGCTCCGGCATCGTGGTTAAGTAAAGCTGATAGATCGAATCCTTCAAAGCCTCACGAGCAGCAGTTGCTTCCGCACGTTGATCGACTTCGTTCATACCACTAGCAACAGGATTGAAATCACCTTCGTCGATTGCCTTGAACACAGCTTGTAGCAACGGAGCCGCATCTAAGGAATCAAGTCTTAGATCACGAATGTTATTGCCGAGCTTAAAGTTACTGGAATCAAGTTCTACATTAAGCGCGTCGGGGTTACCTGGGTTAAGTTCTTCAGCAAGTTTCTTTGCTGCATTGTTACGAGCCCCGCGAGTCTTGAAGATATAAAACTCAGGTTGGTCAGCGTACAACCCTTCGTTGATACGTAAATAGAAATTACCGTCAGGACGAACAAGCGGGAAGAATGGACGAATGCGGTTCTCCACCTCAAACGTTTGCCGAATCATTGCCATCAAGTTAGTCTTGGTCTCTTGCGAAACCCCTTGAAGGTTTTGGATTTGCTTATCGAGCAGGTTGTTGTACAGATTGATAACCGACTCGTAGTAGTTCCTGATGCGCACGTATAGCTTTTGCCCTGTGGGACCAAGAGCTAAAAAGTTCTTATCGAAGTTTGGATTACGGCTAGGCAGCTTAGGGTTTGACGGGTCGTACTCGGCGAGCGTAGTGTCGTAGATAAGATTTTCTAACTTCACACGAAGCGTCTTATCTTGTTTATATCCACGTTTTACTTCGTTGATAAGATCAACCGCACCACGCATAAACTGCTGCGACGTACCAAACATCTGCCCAACAAGATCATTAATTTCCTTGATTCTGGGTACTTCATCTTTTGACCATTCAGCCAAAAACTGTAAGGTAGGCATACGGACGAAGGCAGTCTTTGCCGCACCAGACATGTTGTCCCAAACTTCATCCAAGTATTCACGAACAGCCAAAGGATTACGAGCAAGCTGAGTGAGCTTAGTTCCTTCCATAAGCTCAGTCCCACTACGAGACCTAGCTACGATTTCCTCGGCTTTCCTTTGCTCACGCACCAAACGTTTAAGGCTCTTCTTCTCGACAGGCTCCGGTTCGGATTTGTACTTCCTTTGCTCAAAAGCCTTCAGTCCCTGTTCAGCTATACGCATACCAGGAGTTTTTTGTGCTGATAGCAACTTATCAGTTATGTCGATTAGCTCTGCCAGCGCGTTGTATTTACTTTCTCCAAGCCCAAAAGAACGCAAAAGAATGCGCACAAAAGACGAGAACCCAGTTTGCGTTTTTTTGGGGGGAAGTGCTGACAAAAAGGCTTGGAAGTCCGCATCAGACATACCATACGCCAAGAACTCATTGGGGTCGTCAAATATATCGTAACCACCATTTTCGTTTGCGGTGGCTTCAACAACCCTGCTTACTTCTACCGGAAGGTCTCCTTTATTTTTTAAGTATTCATAGAATTGCCCACTCTGAATACCTAAATCTCTTAAATCTCGAACAAGTGTTTGGAGCTTTGAATCTTTGCGCCCACCTAAACTAGCAGCCGACCCAAGCGCAATCTTTGTAGATGTTGCAGCATGCAGAGCTTCGTGAAGGATGGTTGTGTTGTTGATCCCTTGGTCTTTACCAAAACTTTTACCGCGAACGTAAATGGTCCTGTTCTCTGGTACGTAAATACCCCGTGCTCGGTTCCAACTGTCTATGTTCTTTTCCAACACAGGAGGCAGCGCATCACCGACTTCGATGACAACAAACTTAACTCCATTGAGGAAAGGCCGAAGCCGCATAGCTAGCGCACTTTCAAACGCATCTCCTATCTTTGCGATCAAGCTAACTGCTTGGGAAGCGTTTTGCGCCTTACTTAACTTATCTTCAGGAGGACCAACGGTTGTCTCAGTCTGAGACGGTAGTACTTCTTTCTTAGCTACAGCCGCACGATTAGCGTCTTCCTCTTTGATCTTCCTACGGAAAAACTCTATAGCTTGAGGAGCTAACCCAAGGTTCTTGATCGCTTCTTTGACGCGCTTACCGACAGCCGTACCACGCAGGTTGGGGTTTGCTTCCAACCGTAGCAATTGTTTGATTGCGTTTTCCCGTAGCTTGCCCTGTTGGTCTCGGATACTTTCTTCCGACTCACCTTTGCTTCCTAGAGCTTTAACAAGTTCGGCATCATCAACTTCTGCCTGAGAAAGCGTAAGATCACCTTGAGCTTTTTTTAGCGCACGATCAGCCCTAGCCTTCTCAGCCTGAGCTTTATTCTTTTCCTCTGCTTTCTTCTCCGCTACTTCAGGAGCTAGCTTTTTGCGCCCACGCCCAGTCTTTTTTCTTACTTCTTCTGAAGAAGGTAGCCGAGTGATGAGTGGGGGTCCGACAAATTCTTCTGTGGCAGACTCTGCCACTTTTGTTCCTTCAGGAGGCGCTGCTGCTCCCTCTTCTTTTGCTTGCTTGGCTTCGGTGGGCGTAGTGGCACTAGGGGTTCCTTTTTGTTTGTTAACTTCAGCATCAAATGCGCGATCGGCTGCATTCAGTAAAGCATCCCAATCATCACTTTCTTTAAATCCTTCTTCTACTAGCGTATCCGCCATGTTCGTGCGGTAGGAATCTAAAGCGGCATCAAGGTCTCCACCGTATTCACCGAGTTGGTCAAATGCAGTACTTGCGTTTGTACGAGCAATTTGTTGAGCCTTAGCTTTTTTAGCTTCAAATGCTGTGTCACGCTCTTCTTCAGTTAATGGTGTCGGCTTCGCCTCTTCTCTTCGTACAGGTCCTGCAACAGATTCTTCAGTAGAAACCATTCCACTTGGTTCAGCCCCTTCAACTCCTGCGGGGGCAAGAGTTGGTTCGGGTCTGCCAGAAATTTCAAAGCTCTTTCCAACTGCTGGGATGACAGGTCCTGTAACACTTGGTTCTCCTTCCGCTTGTGCTTCTTCATCAGCACGTCTACGAGCAACAGCAAACGCTTGGTCAGGTGGCATACCACCAATCATTAAATCTTGCGCAATTTCATCGGTACGACTTGTTACGGGACCCTGAGCAATATCTGCCGCTTTTTGAATAATCCCATCATCTACTTCACGAGTAGCAACATCCAGCGCACGGGACTTAGTGAACCCCGACAATTTAACAAGCTGCTCGGCACGAGCCTCAATCATCTCTTTTCGATCTTCTGCTGCAAGAACTTTGGGAGACGCTACTTCATCTTCCCCTTCCTTTTTGATCGAAGGCTCAACCTTTTCCGTAGGTGCAGTAGTTGCCGATACCGTCGGTTCGCCCCGAGCTTTTGGCTTTTCTTGCCGCTCAAGCTCTTCAGCTTCACGTCGCTTCAATTCAGCCGACGCATCCAGTATTTCTTGTGCGGTTAGTGGACGATCTGTGGGTAAGCCTAGAGCTTCACGAGTTTTTCTAACAGACGCGGACAAACCCCTAGCACCACCAGTCATAAGGCCAGTCTGAGTGATTGTTTGTAAAACAGTATCTTGAAGCTGGTTGAGCAGCTTCATTAGTGTCGGCGTTTTATCGACCCCCGAAGCTGCGTCAGTGAAAAACTGCCCTGTAGTAGTAAACGACTCTCCAGGTATTTCTTTTGCAAGAGCTTTACCAAAATACTCAGTTAGTTTTTCCGGTGGTATGCCTCTAGCAACAGCTCTAATACCTGAAAGCGTTTCTTTCAACCCACCGTAACGCGCACCAAGAATTTCAAAAGCAGTAAATGCAGAAGCTCTTGCCGCAGCCTCCATTGGAGTTAAGTTAACTTCTCTCCCAGTTGCATATTCCTGCCCAAAAGTTTGTAGCCCCAGATACATGAGTGGCGCACCCAAACCACCAGAAAGAGTACCACTAACTAAAGTAGGAGCCTGTTGGAGGATTGAATTAATAGCAGCTTCTAAAATCTGAGCAGGTCTTCCTTTACCTTTACCCATATTCTCTTGGAATTGGGAGGCATTTTTTGCCGCATCTGTATAAAATTCAGCAGCGCGATCGTCACCTAGTAACTCCGCCGAAAACATTCCGAGTCCAGAAAACCCTTGTTTTGTCGCTTGTTTTGCAAGCGTAGCAGCCCTGCTAACAGCCCCTTCTTTACCAGCTTCCTGTGCCTCAATAACTCGTTGAGGAGTTTCCGTTAGTTGTACAATAGAAGAAGGCATTTCACCAGCTTTTGCCGCACGTTGAGCTTCCATCCTCGCAATTTCAGGGCGAAGTCCTTGGGCCGTTAGCGCAGCTTGTCTTTGCTCTCTAGTCGTACCGAGTTGCTGTACTTGTTTGGATTTTGTCTCAAACTCTTGCTGTTGCTGATCGATGGTTTTTGCTACTGACCCAACCCAATCATCACGGCTAATCATCTCCAGGCGTTTTTCAGGAGAAGCGGCATCATAAGCAGCGCGAACTGCTGCAAACATTTCTTCAGTAACCGGAGCCCCTCGGCGTTCTATTCTTGGTTGAACGGGGGGTTTAAAGTCCTTCATTACGCTAGGAGCAGTTGTTCTCCCTTCTTCAAAAGCCGGAGCAGCCTCAAGCCCTTCTATTTCAGAAAGCCCACGTAGTAATTCTGTTTTTGGTTCTGCTTTAACTTCTGCTTTTGGTTTTGCAGCGGGTGCAGCCGTACCTCCAAACTGCTTGGCAAGCTCCGCAAAGTCTACGGGTGGGGGTGCAGACGTAGCCGTACCACCAAATTGTTTGGCAAGGGCAGCGTAATCAGTCGCCATTACTTTACCCCTGCGGCTGCTCTAAATTGATCTGCGGCTTCTTTCGTCGGGAAAAAATACGTTACTCCACCAGCGGTCACTGGGAAATTACCACCTGCACTTGCGGCAGGTTTGGGGGCAGGGGCATTGGGTTTGGCAGCAGATTCAAGTCCGTAAGTATTTTTCCACCTATTCATAACTTCTGCTTCAACTTGATCGGCAGATAAGTTGGGGTTCGCTTCTTTTATTTGTTTGGTCATTTGGTTATAAATCGAACGACCACTCACCATCTTCCACTTATTAAAGTTTTCTACTAACTTAGGATCAAGTTTCCCTTCTTCCGCTTGTACTCTGCTAGGACCAATATCTGAAGTACGTGTTTGTGCTACAGCACGACGTAAAGCCTCTACCCTCGTTTTGTTTTCCGGTGTCGGGTTCTCTCCAAACGCTATTTCAGCAGCGGCTAATTGCTCTGGTAGTTTTGGTCCACTACCAGGACGTGGAGGCGTAGGAGGTTTAGTCGCAGTAAGCGCCCTACCAATATTTGTACCAATAGCAGCTTCAGTACGCATACGAGCGTTAGCAGCATCAGCTTGATTTTTACGAGCAGACTCAAGTGCCGATAGCGCCCCACGCATATTGCCTTGACGTTCTTTACGTTGCGCATCCATAAGATCAAACTGCATCCGATCGATTGCAAGCTCTTCAGCCCGTTGTGCTTTCTTAATAGCCCCAAGACCTTTACCTAAAGATGCACCTGCCGAAGCAATCCCACGAAGAGCACCCCCAGGTTGTTGCGCAGCGGCAGCGGCCTCAAAGAATGCACCAGCACGTTCGTAGTTATCCCCAGCACCTATACGCCCACGGCGAGCAGCTAATGCTTCTAATGCTTTTGGATAGGGACTCGGACCCCCAGCACTCTCGACCTGAGACATATAGTTGGTAATAAATGCTTTTTGTTGGTCGGGAGTCATCTCTTTAAACTCCATCCCCGACAAACGCTTACTACTATCGATTAATTGCCCAATCAAACGTTTTCTAAGATCCCCAACACCAAGTTTTTCGTATTCTTCAGCAGTGACGCCACTTTCATTTTTAACGACTTGATTGGTTTGATCCTCGTCATCGTCACCAGAAAACGCAACAATCCCACCAGGGGCGAACCCTTGTTCAGGTACAGGCATGGCACCCAGACCAGCAGACTGAACAGCTTCTTGCGCTAAAGAGGGAGCACCCTTCGGAGGAGCGTTTTGACCTGCCATCGAAGCTCGCATAGCGGCTTCTTCTTTAATAAGTTGAAGGGCTCGAAGTGCGGTAAACGCATCAAGGTTGGGAACTTGACCCTGACCAAGCACAGCCTGTTGAAGGATCGTCGGGTTCGTCTTGAACCGCTCGGCGAAGATCGAAGCCTTATCGATTGCCATGTTTTCCTCACACCAATGTATTCAACGCAAGAGCGCCCAGACCACCACCCCGCAACCCTTCATTCTCATCAATCCTACCCCCTTCTGCCTTCAAAAGCGAGGAGACACCTGCTGCACCGAGACCCAAAGACGTTAAATTCTGGATGGTAGTCGGCGCAGGTTGATAAAGTGTCGAGCCTTGAGCAGATAACGGTACACCCCTGATGATGTCCGACATGAACGCAAGCTGCTTGTATGGGTAGTTTTGGTAGTTAAGGTAGTCTTGATATTGCTGGTTCAGGATATTTTGCGCTTGTTGTTGCTGCTGCAATCCGTATCCTGCTTGAAGCTGATTGATACCGAGGTTCTGCCCATACTCAAGCTGACCTAAATTACCAAGCTGACCAGCACCCTGAAGCGCGGTCTGTAATCCTTGAAGACCGAGACCAGCACCAAACTGTCCTTGCTGTGCGTTAAGTTGAGCAGCGGCTTGACCAAACTGAGCTTCTTGACCCGCAGCACCCATCTGCTGTCCATACCCAAACTGCCGAGACTGTTCTGCTTGTTGCTGTGCAACAAGTTTTGCTTGTTGGTTTGCTAACGCAGCTTGGAGGCCTAGTCCCGTTTCAGTGTTGTACTGCTGTCGAGCCTGTTGAAACGCAGCCGCATCAATACCGCCAAGTTGTTGTTGCAGTGCACGGTTTGCTTCGGAGCGTTGGATGATGTCTCTAGCACCGCCAAATGCACCCGACCGAGCAGCCGCAGCTTGTTGCGCTAAACCAGAAATACCTGCTTGTCTCTTCGCTTCTTGTTTCAGTACGTCCGTGTAGGGGTCCATGTACTTCTGAGCGACCCCAGCATTTGTAAACGAGCCTGTACCTACTTTGTCAGTAGCAAACGATCCAGGTTGGTAGAGGTCTGGACGACTGTATTGGTTAGTTACTGGGTTGTAAGTAAACGAGGTGTTAAGCGCCCCAAGACCTGCGAGCCCAGCTAGACCCGTAGCATCCGTGAGTTGAGGCGCAGCCTGCATAAGTGCTGCATTCTGGTATGCCTGCTGTTGTAGAGGAGAGAACTGAGCTACACGTTCCCCTTGATACTGCATATAGGGGTTTTGAGTAGTATCAGTAACCGCAGCAGCTTGCCCAAGTAAGTTTTGTGCATAGGGCGATATTTCAGGAGCAAACCCAATTTGAGTCTGCTGAATTGCGGTCGGGATACTGTCAGCCATGTTGTGACTCCTTAAGCAGGAAGATATTTGTCAGACCGGCTGTCTTTAGCGACTCGCCCTTTTCCGACTGTTTTGCCACGGGCTTTCTGAACCCGATCCATCATTTCATAGAGCTTTCTAGCACCAGCTTCTGTAGACCCGTTACCAAGTTCAGAAACGATACGAGCAGGTACTACAAATTCCCCGTCGGCCAAACGCGCTGGACGGTCCTTACCAATGACCGCAGGGATAGAATCAGATACCCCATCACCAGGACCACGCAGCAACCGACCACCGTCAGAATAAGAACCAAGGTTATAAGCAAGACTCGAAAGACCTCCTTCAGCCATGAGTCCACCATTTTTATCTCCAGTTACTATTTCTTCTTTTTCCGTCTCTGCTGACCTTTTGTCTTTCTTTGTTGCCTCGATAAATTTACCCGCTGCATCGTAGTAGTTGTTGTCAGAACCACGGTAACGGTTATCGCTCTCACGAACGGCAGTAATCATCTGTCCGTCTTTGTTGTAAGTGCTAATAACAGCAGGTTGGTAGTTAGGGTTAGCCACGTATTGCTGCTTACTTGTGTCCCATGTATATTTACTTTGGTATGAAGGACGGGGTATACCCATCACTGCTTCAGCATACGGACGAGCAACCTCACCAGTCGGCGTAACAGGACGTAGTGGGTAAGCAGCTCCAGGTCTGCCCATTAAATAATCGTATGCAGACTTAGACCCACCTGTAGCCGTGCCGTATTTAGTTAAAAAGTCTTCGTAAGAAGTAGGTACGTATGGACGATAACCCAAACTACCACCGCCCTTTGTATACGCATCGCGTACATCTTTCATGCCCGTAAATCCACCTTCAGGTCGATAAGGAATGTTCGGTGTCGTAGTGATCGTACCATTAGGATTAACTACAGTATTGCCCCCACCACTTACACCAGGAGCAAGTGCAGTTTCAGGCGCGGTAGATATATCTGTAGGTTTGTCTACTCTAGTTAATTCAGTAGTGTCAGGTACACAAGCGTTTTTTACTGGATCAAATGTGTATCCAGTGGGGCAAGTAAGCGCATTATAACCCCCACCGTATTTGATTGCATCTTCTTCAACAACGACAGGTTTTGCAGCGAAATACTCATCAAGTGTTTTACCTGTAGCCCTTATAAAGTCGGCTTCGTTTGACCCCCATTTGTTTAACTCTTGCTCTACAACAGACCGCTTCGTAGGTTTGAATTTATCAAGAGCATAATTAATATTGCTGCTCATTCCAGCAAGTCCGCCATAAGTCTCAGCTACGTTTTCCGGCGAACCAATATCTTTATTAGTAAGCGCATAAACATTAGCGGCTGAAACTTGTGTGGGATGCAATTGCTGAGCTTTTTCTAAATCTGCGGCAGAAACCCCCCAAGTCTTCATAGCTTCTTGAGCTTGGTCATAAGTTAGGTTGGGGTTGTTGGTTATGTAATTAGCAATATTTTGATAGTACTTATCTGCACCAATACCACCTGTCCCAGTTGCAGTTAAATACCCAGCAGAACCACCATCGGCCATGCGGACAACAGGCTCGTTGCGATACATCAACCCCATCAATCCACCGTCGGCAACACCACCATCAGCCATACCAGGAGGAATACTGTATGGGAACGGACGACCCGCAGCTTCTTCGGCTTTTACCGGAGTGAGTGCTGTGTACTCTTGAGAATAAGGATCGTAGGTATAGGGACGAATGTACGCAGTAGGAGATGTACGGGTTTGCGGTAGCTGGCTTTTAACCGCCATATCAGCAAGGATCGGAGAAGCCGCAGCACCAGCAGACATAAGCGCAGCTTTATTACCACCCATCTGAGAAGCAAGTGATTGCAAACCACCTTCGCCTGTAGCGGCTTGATACCCTCTTTGCAAAATCTCTCCTGGGCCTAGAGCTGCTCTAGTTGCTGCAAGCTGTTCAGGAGTGGCGGTTGCCCCCATTAATTTAGCCATCTCTGCATTTGACATTCCAGCTACAACATCTGGATTAGCTTGTGCTAACGCCGCCATACTTTCACCCGTAGCAGCCTGAGCACCCAAAGACTCCAAGCCACCAGCAAAGTTAGCACCACCGTAAGCACCAAGACCTGCCATAAGTCCTTTACCCAAATCACCAGTACGAAGGGCTTCCACACCACCAACCAGAAGACCTGTACCTACGGAAGCACTTGTACCTAAAGCAGCGCCGATTGCAGAGCCAACACCAGGAGCTACCAAGTTCAAACCGAATCCAATAATTGCGGGTAGGAGCGATTTCAAGAACCCAGCTTCAGGGAGCCCAGTGTCAGGATTAATAGTCAGCGACCCACCATGTGCTTTAGCAAGTGCTTGCAGCCCCCGAACTTCTTCAGGAGCCATATGTACGAGCATGGTGTCAGGGCCTCGACCCTTGGAGGCTAATTCGTTGGCGATAATAGCTAGGCTCATCTTTGCCCCTTCAATCGGTAGCAGATACAAAACTCATTGTGGCAATCACCGAAGGCGTTGCCGGTCTGGTAGGAGAAGACGCAGCAGGGATATGCTCAATCTTAACTCCAAGGTCATTTGTACACCAATACAATTCTACGTAATCGCTGGCGTTTAAAGGCAAAAATAAATTTAGTGACGCAATCAAATGCCCGTCTACGCCACCGTGACGATTTGGCACCGAAAACCGAGAATTACTGTTACTTAAATTCGTGCCGTTGATCGCCGCCCAAACATCAACATCATGGATCTGCGTATCAGTGTTAGTAAATTGAATACTGAATTGTAGATTGTAAACTCCAGCGTAGGTAACAGTCATCTTTGAACCATCAACCAAGTACACACTATCAACAACGTCGGCTACATCAAACGTAATGGCGTACGATGCAGTGGTACTTGATGCTGTTTGATCGGATTCGCTTGACCAAGCGCCGAATGGGTTGACGATATACCTACCCCCTCGATCCCCAAACAAAGCCAATAAATTGTTATTTAGCCGGTTGAAGTACAAACGAAGGACATTATTAAACTGCTCGTGGTATCGAGGTTGATAGTCCGTAGGGGGTACAGGCAGGTTTGGTGCAGCAGGATGAACTATCCGAGCCATTACCGTCTACCGTCAGGACGAATATCGATACGTGGTGCGCCTAACTGCCACGTCGTGTTAATTTGGTTGGACTCTATTTTGAAGATCATCTGTCTTCCGCGCATACGGGTGAAAATCTGACCCGTGAACTCTTCAGTAATGACGTATGTTGAGCTACTAGCTACTTGCGCACTAGCAGAAGTTACTGAGCCAGAACCTGAGTTATACAACCCGTAGAGCGTCATTGACACAGCGGGTGAAGAATTGTCTGGAGCATTTTCAGAATTAGAAAACGTAATATCGGGCAATACACGCCATACAAATCCAAAATTATGTCCGTCGCCAATATCAAACTCAGAGGAAGAAATATTGGCAGCAATTGCAGTTTCAGTACCCGTTTCGTTATTGTTTAACCCTTGTTCGTGGTTCACGATGTTATAGGTGTACGTAGCAGCTTGTGGATAATCTCTTAATCCTGAATCCAACCAAGCAGTACGAGCCATCGTGCCGTAGTACCAAATACGTTCTTGATAGTTGTACACCACGTACTTATCAACAGTCATGGAGTTTGCGGAACAATAAAACCACCAAACCTCGTTGAATCCTTCGTTAGTTCCAGCAAATATTTGTTGATTTTGAGTTAAGTTTATATCGTTAAATACATACCTACGTAAATCACAGCCAAGTGTTTGGACTCGACCATCATACAAATAAAACTTATCGACACCCATCCAATACACGATACCGGATGCAAGCGCCACACAGTTTTGGCTAAGTATTGATATGTTATCTCCAAGAAGCTGCGAACCCCAAACATAGGGAGGGCCTAAATATTGGAGTGAATAAACAGCAGAATCAGTAAAAGTAACAATTTCTTGGCGAGTCTGAATAACAGTAACAATCTCCGACCCATGCGATAACCGCACACTCCCTGCTTGGTTGGTAGCGTTAGGAGTCCAGTTGTACGGATCATCTTGGTTAGACCAACGAATAAGCATTGGGTCTTGTGTGGCGCTCCCATAATCGTTAGCACCAAACGCAAAAATAAACCGAGATGTATCAGAGACAAAAATGTAATTTTGGACAGTGGGTACGTCAACAAGCAAAGACACATACGCATTTGAAGCCGCACTGCCCGTAGCATTAACGACAGCCCCAGCAGAATCCAACAACTTAAACGACAGCCCATCAACGTCATACACATAATAAGTCGTACTTGCGCTTATCCCAGTCGGCAAACTGCCGCCAGTCGTGTAATTAAACTGAATGGCTGCGCCTTCAGTAAGAAGTAAGCTGGTTGCTGTAACAACAGCAGGAGATGCAACAGGAATTGAGACCGCGCCATAAGTAGAAGAAGGTGAATTTAACAACGCTCCTCTGGTGGTTACATTAGCGGTTGCGTCCCAATAATAAATACCGCCACCACGAGGGCCAAAAACTAAATCTTCACCGTAATTACTTTGACTCCATAACCGAATATTTGTAATAGTACTGATTCCATTACCCCAAGAACCAAGCCCCCAGGGTCCTGCACCCCAACCAAAAAAAGGAACTTGAGTAGCAGGCCCAATGTTTAATTGATAAGCGGCATCAACAGCGGAGCCACCTGTAGCCCCAGCAGCTACAACAGAAGCAGTGGTTATAGAGTAGGAATTACCATTTATATAAGTAATTTGATACTCAGCGTTAAGGAGAGAGGCGTAAGTACCTGTAACCCCACTAAAAGTAACAAAGTCACCATTAATAACACCGTGAGAGTTGGCGGTAACTGTAACCGTAGTTGTTCCATTACCTGTGAACGGATCAGTACCAAGTCTTGTTGTTACTCTTATAGGTGTAACGTCGTAGTAACTACCGTCACGCTCAATATAATATTTAAGGTTAGTACCGACGCTAAGTAAATTTTCAAACGACAAAGTTACCCAATTCCAAAGGGCTCGGCAAACACCAAGAAAAGTATTAGCAGAGATACGACTCCACCCACCGATAACTTCGGGAGTGCCTTGGCGAAAACGAACTTTGTCGCAGTCATACCAACCACCTTCGGTTGTATACCGAGTGTTTTCTCGATTGACCCCAGGCTTAAAAAGTATCTTTTGGAGTGGCACGGCTCACCTCATTAACGCAGCTTCAGCCGCACGGCGGCGGGTAAGTCCGGGGAGGACACGACCTGCGGCTTTATTCCATCTAACGCACTCTGTAGCCGCACCATCCCAGTCCCCCGCATCAATACGTTTTTTGAAGGTAGAAACTCGGTAGTTTCCTAAGCCGCAATTGTAAACCCATGAAGTGACAGCGGCAATGCGTCGGGGTAATGCGGTTTGAATCTTTGGAGAGAACTTAAACAAACCTTGCAAAAAATAATCAACGTGATGGTCTAGCGCATCCTCACACTGCTCAATCGTCCAGACGGTGCCGGGATTAATGTCAGGGCCGGTTGCTCCCCAGCCAATTGTCCAAGGATGCCCACGGGTTCCGGGGTCAGGATAAGCCGTTACTCGTCCATCAGGCAAACGCTTTGCCAGCCCTTCAAAGGGCTTGATCAGTACATCCTTGCAAAGCTTCTTAGCCTCATTCACGATTTATTGTACTTTTCTATGCTTCTGCCAACGAACCAGAACGTTAACATCATGTTCAGCATCGCAAAGTCATCTTCGTCGTAGCTCTTGGTCAAGACCTCAGCCCAGTTAGCATTCGTCTGGAAAGCAATCGTCAGGCCAGCAGCTTTAACAGCAACGTATACGCCAAATGCAATCCAAGTAAGACCGGGGCGGGTAATAGCAGTGATAAAGCTAGCGAGCCAGCCAGCCTCTTTTGCGGTCTGGGCCTGTTCCTTAAATGCCTCTTTAATTGTGTCCATCTGCTGGATAGAGTAGTCAACATACTTCTCCTCCATCTTGAACTCACCCCGCATTTTCTCCAGATCGGTTTGTAGCTGGAACATGCTTAATTCATGGGCACGTTCATTTTTCTTGTCCATAAACTTGAGGACTTCCGGGGCAAGCCGGAACAGGCCACCGAAGATGGAGCCGAGCAAACCACCACCGAGTAGTTCAAACATGGTTACCCCTTAGCCGTTACGATGTCGGCACCTTTCTTAACCGTCACCTTGCTGCCTTCAACATCAACCTGCATAGGTGGCTCGGCTCGGTCCAGCTTGTCCAAACGTGTGATGAGATCTTTGATGACTTCAAACTCAGGCTTCTCTTGCTTAGGCGCAGTGCCTGCGATTCCATTCAGCATTTGAATAAGTGCAGTAAGTGAAGCACCAAGAAGACCCATAACAGCAGCAATTTTTTCGCCTTCTAGAAAGAGGGACGCACCGACACCCACAAGCACAATCAGAAAGATGTACAACAGCCCATCTTCACCAATGGCTTTTCCTGCTACTTCTTTGGCCGAATCTTGCGCTTTAAGCTCTTCAAGCCGAATCTTGGCTTGCGCTTTGAGGACCGCTAGTTCGTGGGTTTTATCGTCCATTTATTCCTCCACAATTACTGCGGTGTCGGTGTCAGCAAACCAAAGCATCCTACCTCGGCAAGCAATGTTGTAGTCCTGACCATTGGCATCCAATTCGCTCCAAGTCGGTACTCGGATTTGCAAGTGCCGTGCAAGGTGCTCCTGTCCATTCTCAAAGACCCGCCATACATGCTCTATGGTTCCTCGTCCTGGTTGGCCTCGGCTTTTGTTAAACCGAATTTTGTAATGATTCACTCAGGACGAGTTGGCCAAATAATGCTATCGGGGAACCCTGCTTGCAGACGAATCTCACGCAACCCACGGCGATACTCAATCCAACCAGCTTTATCGCCAGCCGTCATGGGCACATCAGGCAGCATTGACCAATCAGAATCGCGCAGCTTTGCTTTAGCCTCTTCCCAAGCCATGTCTGCTTTGGTCGCAACTGCGGGAAGTGGTGGCGCCTCACCTACTTGCACCCAGCCCTGATCGTTATAAGCTTCACCTAACCATGATAAATCACCAAGTCGATCCGCAAAGCCATGAAGGCCGAAGATCGGCCCCCAGTTTTCAGGTAGTGGTTGCGGCTCGTTTAGCGCTTCGCCGGTTGACAGTTTTTTTAGTTGCCACAGGCTCATTTTCATTCCTTTCAAGTTTTAATCCAGGTTGCAGCTCGGGCTTAGGCAAAGCGGTAGCGTTTTTTAATGCGCCGTTCTTTTGTTTTTGGTAAGGTGGAAATGGGCCGTAAAAAAGCTTTTCTTCATCAGTGACCTTCCAATCTCTCCAGCTTCCAAAATCATTACGGGGTTGTAAGTTTATGTGACAACCTATATTTGCAGCTAATTGATGGATAAGCTCTATAACCTCTACGGGTTGAAACAAACCCCAGTGTGTTTGCCCATTATTGGCCCTTACACTAATTTCTGTGACGCCGCCAAAAGCTGTACCTACCGTTAAAGATCGGATACGGTTTAAATCTGCATACCGAGACTCCGTTTGCATACGAAGCTCAACGAGTGAACGCTCTATTTCAAGAGCCTTCTTTTGTTGGCGCAAAGAAGTTGTCTTTTCTTTCATTATTGAGGGTTCCAAGATACGACAATTTGTCCGTTTACTGTCAAAGGATAAGAAGCCCCAGGAGTCACGGATACGCAATTAAAAGCTGTTGGATTTGCTGCTGAACCGGGATTGCCAGCACTGCCTGAATTGCCATCGTTGCCACCACCTCCACCACCACCACCTGATCCGCGGTATATGTATCCAGCGGGGCAAAACCAACGACCCCCACCGCCACCACCACCGCCGCCACCCTGAAACAAAGATCCACTACCGCCACAATTGCCTGGACTGCCGGGGTATCCTGGTAGCACTGGAGTTCCGGGCCAGTTTACATTACCTCCGGCACCTCCATAAGTCCCACCGCCGCCACCACACGGGCCTGGAGTGCCAGGGCCTTGCCCATAGCCACCAGCCCCCCCACCGCCTCTATGTATAGAGGCGGGAGCATTAAATGTACACCCCGAAGCAGGCCCACCAGTGCCCCCACTTCTACCACCTGTACCCCCTGGAGCAGCACCGGCGTTTGGCGTCCCGCCAGGACCACCACTACCTCCATTACCCGCAGAGCCGCCATTACCCCCGGCGCCGCCATTACCCCCGGCGCCACCAGGAAAGGTCTTAGAAAAACCCGTAGACGAAGCGCCCGTATTCCCTGCGCTCCCGGCGCAACCATTTTGTCCCGCGCCACCAGCCGCACCCGCCCCCCCATTGAAGACACAACCAATACCACCGG